ATCTAGATTTTGACTTAAGTCAATTTGGATTATTCTTAACCAATGATGTTGTCTTTATCACTATTCATTATAATGATATGATAACTACCATTGGAAGAAAACTAATGGTTGGCGATGTTTTGGAGCTACCCCATTTAACAGATTATCATCCGCTTAACGATAAGATTCCTGCAGCACTTCGTAGATACTATCAGGTAACTGATGGCAATTATGCCAGTGAAGGATTCAGTCAAACGTGGTATCCGCATTTGTGGAGAGTTAAATGTGAGCCATTAGTAGACAGTCAAGAATTTTCTAATATATTAGAACAACCTACAAACAAAGACAATTACTTAGGTGATTGGGATAAAACTAAAACATATGTTCCCGGATATGTAGTAAGTTATGGTGGTAAAAATTATACACCAGTAACAAATGTTCCTGCAGGAATTCCTTGTACAGATCCAACATATTGGCAATTAGATGCTGCAGATAATCTAAAAGATATATTAAGTAGGTACAATACAAACATTGCAATAAATGAAGCAAACATAAAAGAAGCTGCTAGAATAGTTCCCAAATCAGGATATGATAGAAGTCAACTATACTTAGTTCCCACATACGATAATAATCAACCAGCACCACCCACTGATATATTGGTTGTTAAGGGATCTCCTGTTATTGGTACGGTAGATACAATAACATCAAATTCATATTCATCTAGTCCTGTTATTAGAGTAAATCTCAGTGAAATTAATAACATAGATGATTATTCTAATTTGATTAACTATATTGAAAATTTCTCTAAGCTTGAATTATCGTTAGTTGAACTAGAACCCGAATTAACGCCAAGTGGATCAGGAAGCATTGACAAAGAACTGGCATTGAGTATAACTTCATTAAGTGCAGTAGATCCAATGGAAATGACAATAGGTTATCCATATGGTACAAGTGATAACACATATGCATCCAGTGATCAAAATCTATTAGAAAAAGGATTTAAGGGTAACGTAGTTGATAACATTATGGATTTTAGAGCAGATATTGATCCTAGATTTAGATATACTGCTAGAACGACTCCCAAATCATTTGGATACACAGATGGCTACATGGTTGGGTCTGACAAAGCACCTAACAGTGAACCGTTAAAATCAGGTACTATTTTCCCTAATGACCCAAGAGTAGGTGATTATTTCCTACGATTAGATTATTTACCACAACAAATGTTTAGATGGAGTGGCAAAAGTTGGGTCAAGATTTCAGAAAATGTTAGAACTGGATTGGGATTAACCGAGGATGACCAATCATTGAAATCTACATTTATTAATAACAATAATCAAACTAAATTATCCAATGGTCAGACTATGCCTGAACGTCAATCATTGTCATCAGCACTAAGAATAGAAACAGATTAAGGATATTTAGCGATTGGCATAAATAACTGAAGAGGAGTTATATTATGGCAAACTATAGAAAAATTTGGGAAGAAGCATACGGTCCTATTCCATACGATGATGATGGTAGAAAAATGGAAATCCATCACAAAGACGGTGATAGGAACAATAATGATTTATCTAATCTAATGTTAATTACTATCAGTGAACACTACAATATTCACTATGAGCAAGATGATTGGGCTGCCTGTCAGAGTATTATCAATAGAATGAATGTTAGTCCTAGAGAAAAAAGCAAAATCTGTTCGGAGTTAGCCAAAAAAAGAGTTGCTGAAGGTACGCATCATTTTTTAGATCCAGAGTTTATAAAACAAGATAGTATAAGAAAATCTATAAGAAATACAGGATTCGGTAATCCAATGTATGGTAAAACAGTTTCTGAGGCAACTGCTAAAAAGCTAAGTGAATCCCATAAAAAAAGAATTGAGCAGGGAATACACCATTTACAAAGTGAAGATCATAAAAATAGAATGAGAATCAAAGCTAATGAAGAATTAGCTAATGGCACACATGTTTTTCAACAAGAAGAAAATATAAAAAAAGCACAAAATATACACCAGCAAATGTTAGCAAATAAAACACATCCTTTTAATAGTTCTAATAGAATAGACCCTAACAAAATTAAAAAGTGGTGTGAAGTTTGTAATAAAGAAGTGACTTTACCTGTATTTGGCAGATTTCACAAACACTAAATAAGCATTAACTAAGGAAACTAAATTGGCAAACTTCTTCTATGATGGGCAAATACGCAGATTCTTAATTCAATTTGGGAGGGTCTTTTCCGACTGGTATGTTACTAAAGGCAAAGATCCACAAGGCAACGATATACTTGTGCGTATTCCTATTATGTACGGTGATAGTAGTAGACAAGCAAGTACTATTATAGCTAACAACAGTGCAAGTAGTTTACCAAGTGCACCTCTTATTACATATTATATCACTGGATTAGAATACGACCAACGTAGAACACAGGATCCTTATTTTGTAGATAAATTAGCTATTAGAAGGCAAACATATAATTCAGACACGCAATCGTTTGAGACTACACAAGGTGATGCATTTACAGTAGAACGAATAATGCCAGTGCCTTATACATTAAGAGTCACGGTTGATTTTTGGACCACAAATTATAATCAAAAACTTGAGTTGATAGAACAACTAGGTGTATTGTTTAATCCTAGCATGGAAATACAAAGCACAGATAACTTTATTGATTGGACTTCATTAAGTGTAATTTACCAAGAAGGTCTTACTTTTAGTTCACGTAGTATTCCAGTTGGGTCAGGTAATCCAATTGATGTTATGTCTTGGAAATTTTATATGCCAATATGGATAAGCAGTCCTACTAAGGTTAAGAAATTAGGAGTCATACATAAAATCATTGCTAGTATTTTTCAGGGTAATGCAATTACCGATATGCAGGATGATGATTTATTATTAGGAACCAGACAAAAAGTCACACCATATGGTTATAAATTATTATTATTAGGTAATTCATTACAAATACTACCTGAGGGAATTAATATAAGTAACGATAATGATTTATTGAATGTGCCAAAAGGGCCTGATACTGAGTTATATTGGAAAAGTTTCTTAAATGTTTATGGAACAGTGAATCCTGGTATAAGTCAAATTTGGTTGCAAAATCCTTACATGAACACTGATATTGTGGGTACGATTGCTTTTAATCCAGTAGATGATAGAACCTTGCTTTATAACATTGATACTGACACATTACCCCAAAATACATTACCAGCAGTGAACAGTATTATTAATCCTAGAATGAAGGGGCCAAATGCAGGATTACCTTCAGCTAGTCATGGGCAAAGGTATTTAATAGTAAGCAGTATAGGATCAATTAAAAACGAATATGATGTTTTAACAACAGAAAATGTTGATGCATATCTTACAGAGAACAATGAGGTTTTAGAATCTGATAACATTTATAATATAGCATGGAGAAATTTAATAGCCAATGCAAATGACATCATCGAATTTGACGGTGTTAACAATCAATGGGTCGTGACATTTGACAGTCAAAAATCTACCAACGTAGAATATGTTACCAATCTTACCACTAAAATACAGTATAGATTCTCTGATAATATTTGGGTAAAATCATATGAAGGGTTTTATGCGTCTGGAGATTTTTCTATAGTAATTTAACATACTATCTTATTAAAGATAAATTACTAGTATGAAGGTATATGAAACAAAATCTGCAGGAGTATTTTTCTATTCACGTAGCACTAATAGATTTTTATTCCTATTACGAAACGACGATAAAAATAATAATACATGGGGAATCCCAGGTGGTAAGTTAGAAAAGAATGAAACTCTACTAGAAGGATTAAAAAGAGAATGCGTTGAGGAAATAAGTTTCTTCCCATCAGATGCTAAATTAATCCCAATTCAAAAATTCGTGAATAATAGTTTCACTTACAATACCTTTTTCTGTGAAATAAAACAAGAATTTATCCCTATACTAAATGATGAACATTATGGATACTGTTGGATAGAAGCAGGTAATTACCCTAAACCATTACATCCTGGATTATTTAGTACCGTTAATTTTGATATTGTACAAGAGAAATTACAAACACTAATAAAAAAAGCAGCCTAAGCTGCTTTTTTATTGGGCAATACTCAATTAAGCATTATCTATACGAACACGAATTCCGGTATCAGC